AACAGAAAAAAATCGATATTTCTATTCCAAAATTGGATATTTTTATACACAAGGCATATATACATATTGCTCGTAAAGTATATATGAATGTGTATTTATTTGAAAAAAATATAACACCATTACAACGTCAGAAATACAATCGTGAATTGGAAAATATTGTACAGGAATGTATTTTGACAACCATTCGCGAAAGTATTCCCACCGAGGCAATCATCCGGGCATATATGGACGAAAGTATTGAACACGAAGAAGAAGTGTTTATTGAAAATATAGAAGAACCAATAGTAGCTACCGCGGAAAAAGAGGAAACCGAGATTCCCAAATCCAAAGAAGAAGAAATCCCAGCAGTGGTTCCCTCTATTAAAAATATAGATGAAGAAGAAGTTGTTACGAAGTTGAGTTTCAATGACATAGATTCGGTTCTCGATGGAGAAGATAAAGTAGTTGCAACAGAGGCTCCCAAAACCATTGAACGTCTTGAGGAAATAAGTAATGCACGAGCATTACAAAGAAAATTGGAAGAAGAAGCGGAAGAAGAAACGGAAAGAATAAAAATTTATACTGAACCCATAGATTTAAGCGGTTTTGATATTTTAGATATGGATAAGCCCTCTAACCAAATTGACGCAGATAATGATATTTCTTTGTTGGATTTTGAAGAATTATAGATTCTGTTATCCAAATACTGCGTTTATAAAAAAATATAATTTTTGATGGGTTTGTATATATAAAAATGCAAAAGGTTCTCCTTATTTCTATTTTGATTACTTTTCTTTTTTGTTTATTCAAATTTCTCGAAATGAAATATTTAGAGAATGAATTGAAACCTCTGAAATTTTTCGTGAGAGACGCGATCATTGTGTTTTCATCTTCGATTGTTGCAACCTATGCTTGCTTTCATTTAGATAGTTCGATTACTGATTTTTTTAATGTCATTACTGAAAACAAGAATTTGAGTGTAGCCTCTACAGAAATATTTACGGATGCACCTGGGTTTTGAATATATAATTGATAAAAATAATATAAATCCTCTTCATACTTCTATAATAATGGAAATAACATCATTATTATGGAAAAAATTACCTACAGAAATATTCAATTTCAATATTTTACCATATATCTATAATTTTCAAATTACTGATTTATTAGAAGATATTCGTAGTTATCATACAACCATAAATCTAGCAAAAAAATATTATTATTCTAAAATTATTATTGAATGGGGAGAAGAAGAACCGGAAGACTCAAATTGGATAATGAATGATATTGGTAGATTTATCAATAATGATAGTCCTATCATTGAAGAATATAGTTCATTCTTTTTTTCTATTTGGGATAGATCTTTCGCATATCAACATTTCACGAAAAATAAAAATGAAGTCGAGAAAGCCTCATATACAATAAATATGTATTTTAGTAAAAATACAAAAAAATCATTTCATCAATATTGGGGATTGATGACCGCGGAAGAAAGAGAAGAATTTATAAATATGTTTTGTTTTTTATATCGAGATATCTACACATAAGAAGGAATTTTATCAATATTCATTATTTGGTTCTCCAATTCTTTGATTTTTTTCGCTGTTTTTGGTAAAACTTTGAATTGATTAAAAAATGAAAATGCAAGTTGTTTTTCTGGTGTATGTTGATGAACGGTTCTCGCAATCATCTTATATAATTTGAAATTGGGATATCGTTCTTCTCCATTTTTCATATAGAGGATGTTTTTTCCGTTATCATCTGTACACCAACGATAAATGGTTTTTTGAAATTCATCAAGATCTTCATATTTATCATCGTCGTCAATAATAAAATCGTAGATAGAACAACCCAGACGACAAAGATCGAAACTATAATTCGGTTCTAATATAGGTTTTTTCTCATTATAAAAAGGACCAAAGTTATATTGTGTTGTGGCATCTCCAGTAGATGAAAAACTATCACTACAAAAGAGTTTTTTCTGAAATGTATAAATGCCTCTACCAAAATCAATGATTTTGAATATTTTTCCGTGAGTAGGGACTTTATAAATGATTCCTTTATAACAATAATATAAGAATTTCAGTTTTGTATTTTTATACATTATATTATTAGTATGTAGATCATTATGAGTAAAATGAAATGCTTTTTGATAAACCAATAGCATCATTATAATTTGAAAAAGAGCACTTGCTGATGTAATATCATCAAATAGTTCTTTTTCAAATAATTCGTCCATTGTTCCGTCGCATTTTTCAAGACAAATCATTTGTATTGGGAAATTATCAATATAGCAATATATTTCTTCTTCGTCTTCTTCGTCTTCGTCTTCTTCGTCTTCCTCGTCTTCATCCTCATCAATATCTTCATAATTGTCATCGTCATCATCGTCGTCTTTTTCGCCATTGCGATTTTCATCATCCTTATTATCGTCTGAACTATAATTTAATTCACTATCGTTTGATGAATCACTCGAACTTACAGTTGAATTAAATGGTGAATGTTTTGTATCTTCTTTTGAATATTCTATTTCTTCTTCTCCTCCAATAATTTCTTGTGTTTCAGATAGAGATTCTTGATCCAAAGGTAGCTTTGCTTCAACCAAAGGTAACTCCACTTCAACTGTTTCAACCTCTTCAATCGAAATAACAGATCCTAAACTAATGTTATTGGATATTTTAAGTCGATTTTTATTTGTTCGAGAACCAAAATTCATAAATGGATTTTCGCAACTTTTTGTAATTGTGAATAATTTATTCAAATGATTATTGAAGAAGGGAGAATTATATAAATATTCTAAATCATCACTAATATCTACTTTAAATTTTGATTGAATACCTAAATAAGAACCATAAAAATCTATACCGTGAATCATAGAATGTTGATTTAGCAACATACTACTTAAATAACTGAAAAAACAATCCACATAAGAGGCATTATGAATATTGAATAATTTGGGATGACATTCATCTTTGTTTCTAATTGAAGGTAATAATCTTATATTATCGTTTTTCAGATCATATTTACCTACCATATAACGAGTTGGATCTAATAATGGAGAGAATTTTATAAAAACGGGCGATACTATATCTTCTACCAATTCTGTTTCTCTGATTGTTTCTAAATTAATCATATCATATTTATGATTCAAACTGATATGATTAAAATTAGTATCATTCATTTCAAAAAACTGCGAATATATACAATTGTATTTTTGTAATTTATCAATTCTATAAGGATTATATTCGGATTCTTCATTGGATGTCCTATTTTTTTCATATTGTTCCTCTAAATATTTTAAATCTAACCATTCAGTTTTTTTGTAATCTATTTGGAATTTAGGACTTTCTGTATTTTTCATTCAAATATAATTATCAAATAATATAAATAATTACTGTTATAAACGTGTTTGTAGGGAACCTACAATGTGTTCTTCGTATTATATGATAATAAATAAATATTGTTATTATCATATAGATTAATATGACTTTGGAATTAAAAAAATTTGATATGCGTTCAATCACATTTAAAACCGATGAAAACAAAGGTCCAGTCATTGTTATGATTGGTCGTCGTGATACAGGTAAATCTTTTTTGGTTCGCGATTTATTATATCATCATCAAGATATTCCTATTGGAACTGTTATTTCTGGAACAGAAGCCGGTAATGGGTTTTATGCTGGTATTGTACCTAAACTCTTTATTCACGAAGAATATAATTCTGTTTTGATTGAGAACATTTTGCGCAGACAAAAAACCGTCTTGAAACAAGTCAACAAAGAGATTGAAATGTATAGACGGTCGACAATTGATCCTCGCGCCTTTGTTATTTTAGATGATTGTTTGTATGACCAGACATGGACTCGAGATAAGCTCATGCGCACCCTCTTCCTAAACGGTAGGCACTGGAAGGTTATGCTTATCATCACAATGCAATATCCGCTCGGCATACCACCAATGCTAAGGACAAATATAGATTTTGTTTTTATTTTGAGAGAGCCATATTTGACAAATCGCAAACGCATATGGGAGAATTATGCAAGTATGATGCCGACTCTCGAGTCATTTAGCAGTATAATGGATCAAACTACCGAAAATTATGAATGTCTCGTGATAAATAATAACTCTAAATCGAACAAAATAACGGATCAAATTTTTTGGTATAAGGCGGAAAGTCGACCCGATTACAAGTTGGGTTCCAAAGAATTCTGGGAAATATCGAAAAATTTAGGGTCAGATGATGAAGATGAAGCATATGATCCGAGTAAATCGAAGAAAAAGACTAGCACGGCAATACAAGTAAAGAAAACCAAGTGGTAAAATGAGTGCATAATGGTTTATAAAAAGTGTTTTCATAAAAAGCGCTTTCTTTTTATAAACACGCTTTTCTTTTTGAAAAACAAAAACAATAAATGATAAAAGTAGTATAAAGACAACACGTTGTATTATTCTATAATAATATGCAGTCATTGAATATTGTTAATTTAATCGAATCCAACCCGATTACCAAGCTTTCTAATAACTATAATGGAAAACTTCTTTGTAAAATCAAAGAAAAATTTACTGAAATGGAACAACAATTATTTGTAAGTTCTTTTTACTGTTATTTGAATTATAATTCAACTACTGATTTCGTAATTGATTTAGATAACATATGGAAATGGTTAGGATTTAAACAAAAAGTCAAATCAAAAATATTATTGGAAAAACATTTTATACCTGATATTGATTATAAATTTTTGCTCTCCCAACCGGGAAAGCAAGATTCAAATGAATCAAAACACGGTGGTCATAATAAAGAAACATTTATGCTTAATATAAATACATTTAAAATGCTTTGTCTAAAAGCAGATACAAAAAAAGCATCTGAAATTCATAAATATTTTGTCAAATTAGAAGAAGTTTTACAGCAAACTATTCAAGAAGAATCAAACGAATTAAGATTACAATTAGAACAAAAAGAAAATACTATTATACAAATAAAAGAATCAAAAGAATACGAAAAACGTAAGGCAGCAGAACAAGCATTGATCTCCCAATTTCCCGTAAATATAGAATGTATTTATTTCGGAAAAATTGACAACAAAAATGAACAAGGAGAAAAACTAGTAAAATTTGGTCATACCAATGATTTACAAACACGTTGCCAGAATCATCGTAAAATATATGATAATTTTATTTTAGAAAGAGCATTTCGTGTTCAAAATAAAGTAGAAATAGAGAACCTGATTAAAACGTATCCAAAAATAAGAAAACATATAAGAACAATAGAAGTTCAAGGAAAAAAGAAAACAGAGATTATTGCGTATGACGATACTAATTTTACTATTAATCGACTAGCCAAATATATTGAAGATATTCTTCATTCAAAAACATATTCCATTGATAACTTCAATCGAATAATGAAAGAAAATGAAGAATTACAAACCGAAATAAAAAACCTCAAAGAAGAACGAACCAAAGATCAACAAACTATTGAAACTCAATCGATCGAAATTGTAAATCTAAAAGAAAAATTGGAAAAAAATCAAAAAGCAATTGAAACAGTTGTCAATGAGAACCAATCCGTTTATCATAATGTTTTATTACCAGAAGATGAATTACATAAAAAATTCAACGAATTTGTAGATACAATTTGTATTGTTCGTCCAGATGTTGAAGAATTATCTGTAAATATAGAAGGTAGATTTCGTTTGTGGTTGAAAACAAAACCAAAAAAAGAAACATTTCACGCATTAAAGAATTATTTGGATACAAGATTTAGACAAAAACGTGTAAATGGAAATCACGGATATGGAGGAATCATTTTGAAAACAGTAGAATATAAAAAACAAAAAAAAGAATCAGATGTTCAAGATTTTCTTTTTCAACGTTGTGCTTTTTCTGATACGGGAAAAATATTGAACTCGGTTTTATTAGATGAATATCAAAAATGGAAACAAAATGTCGAAAAACCCATTACGGGAAATGAAATAAAAGAGATTAAAGAATATTTGAATTCATTGGATTATGTATTGAAAGCCACGGTTTGGACTGGAGAATGTTCAAATGAAGGTTATTATGGTATTGGTTTGAAAGAAATAAAAAGAGAAGCTAAGATTGTTTCATCTACTGGAAAAAAGGTTCAAAAAAGAAAAGTAGGAACCAATGATATTCTTAAAAAGTGGGATTCTATTGCTTCTGCTGCATTTGAAGAAAATATAAATTCTGCAAAAATGAGTAGAAGTGTGAAAGAACAAAAAATCTATGGAGAATACTATTATTGTCTGGCATAGTATTCCTCAAATAGGACAATTGTCGATAGTAGACTTATACCCATTGAGAAAGCACCGGATCGTTTTGATTGTATAAAATGAATAGCATCATTCGCCTTCATTTTATGATATTTTATCAAATAACAAGCAACTACTGCACAGGATCGTTGAATACCTGCAAAGCAATGAACGAGAACATCTTCTTTATTTATTAAAGCATAATGTATTTTTTCGAGAACCTTGGTTTCATCCATCAGTTTCAAAAACAAATGAGAATGATTAAAATCATTATCGATAGGTAATCGAATACAATTTTGACAATAGCGGGGAAAAGGAATATCTTCTTCACGAGTGCAATTCACAATCAACGAAAAATCTTTTTTGAGTTGTAAGGAACCTGCACTTCCTAAAAACAGACAATCGATTATTTTATCATACGCATTTTCGCACATTTTATTATATTCTGTAAATAAAAAAAGAGAACCTACGGTACCCTGCAAAGGTTCTCTTTTTTTATAACCGAAACAATTCAAAAAATTATCTCGGTTTTGGTTTTGGTTTCGGCTTGGTTCCCGGTTTTGGATTGATATAGGAAAGCACTAAAGAGTTTTTTTTGATAATTATCATTTTTTGGTGAATTGATAATTATTGTTTATTTTGATAATATTGTATTTCAATTTTACACCATTATGTATTTAACCTCTCTATTTTTTGGTAATTTTTTTTATTATACGTTATTTATTATACGTGATAATCATTATCATATCCCATAGCTTCTGAAAAAGTGCGTTTTGGTTTTGGTTTTGTTTTTGGGTTTGATTTTTGATTTGGTTGTCTTCCTGGAATTGCTTTGTTACATAACTTGATGATTTCATCTATATACTGACTATTGTTTTCAAAATAGTTTCTATATTCATCTGATTCAAATAATTGAATCATATCATCATAATGATTCAATCTTTGTTGAAAGTAATTTATATCAAAATTAGTATGCATTTCTTCGGTTTGGCTATTATTCATTTTATTGAATTATTTTTGTCTAATTGTAATTCGCGTTAAATTTATTTCAATTTTATAGGGAACCTATGGTAAGATAAAATAATTGAAATAATCCGATTATTTTATGATAATATATATTTTTTATGCATTCATTATGCTCATAGACCACCGGGAAAACCAACCAAATTGGCACCGATACCGAAACCGGCACCACCACGGACTGATGAACCCATAGCAGGGATGAAGACATCAAGCACTGCGAATGTTGCGGCAGCAGTAAGAGCAATGATGAAGATCTCCTCAAAGTTCAAGGATTTCTTGGGAATAGCATAGGCAGCGATGGAAACAATAAGACCTTCGACTAAATATTTGATGACACGTTTGACTAGTTCTCCGAAATCGAAATTCATATTATATTATATTCAAACAAAATAAAATATTTAATTAAAAAAATATATAAACAAATATCTCTAAAGTATCTTATACGAAAAGTCAAAATGACCAATTTTGAAAGAAAGACATTAAAAAATGGAAAACCGAATCCTAAATATATTGATTTATGTGATGAAGATCCGCCAATGGCGGGACAAAAATTTGCTTGTATGTCTTTTATTTCACCAGAAAAGATCCTAAAAAAGAGGGAACTTTTCCTTTTTGAAAAATTCGTTGATGGATGGGATTTTACTAAATCTATGGAAAAGTTCATGGATTTTATTCATTTTGTTTCGTATAAATATAATATTAAAATTGAAACACTAAATGACGATTTCGTCGAGTTCGTAAAAGAAGAAAAATCGAAACTTACAGAGAATACAGTCTGTGATGATTTCAAAAACTTTATGGATAAAAAGGAAGACGAATTGAATGCACAATTTCAAAAGGAACACGCATTCCAAACATCTACTCGTGGTTTGAAAATCCGCGGTGTATTTCCTACACAAGAAGAAGCTGAAATGCATTGCAAAAAAGTCCGTGAATATGATCCGAATCACGATATTTATGTAGGACCTATCGGTATGTGGATTCCTTGGGATCCAGATGCATATAAAACTGGACGCGTCGAATTTATGGAAGAAGAGCTAAATCAATTACATAGTGAAAAAATCAAGAACGAGGCCAAGGCAAAACAAGAATTTGACAGACGTATTAAGGAGACCAAGAAGAAGGCTATTGAAGAAAATATTGAAAAGGCGGCGAAGAGTGGAAATGTTCTCACTCAGACAATGGACGAAGAAGGTAATTTGATTGGTGTCAAAGAAACGGTTGATTTCGAGAGTCGCGAAGTGGCGAGTGCGGATATGCGCGACGAATTGATGAAAGAATCGCTTAAACGGTTGGTGTAGATTGAAGATTAGAATCGCGTGTAAAATAGGAGGAAAGAGCAGATTCGCTGTTTTTCACATATAAATCCTGTTTCTTTTTGATATAATCTAATTTATCGGTCATTGAATATTGAAACATCAATAAAAATACGGTTAAGAATGCTCCATCCATAAGTTCTCTTACTCGAGTATGAACAAATCCATTGATACCGTTTAATGGAGATGGTATTAATTGTACTAAATTTCTTCCGAGATAAGAAATAATACCAATCACCATAATTTGAGAGAGAACTTGAATAATCAATACGGGAGTAGAATGACTACTGAAATCATTCCCGTAAATAAATTCAAACAATTTATCAATATTATATCCAACAAAATATCCTAAAATAAAATAGAGAACAGTGATATAGGCGATATCAGCCATTTTTATGATTCTAAATAAAAATTGGTTTTTGTTTGAGCTTGATTCCGTCATTTTATAAATTATAATTATATTTTATAAAATATTTATAATCCAATAATAGTTTTATCAAATTCAATTATTTTTTTTACACTTTCCATATAATAATCAATATGATCTGATTTATTAATAATTAACAAAGTTTTACATAAATAGAATATTTCGCTGGATTCAATTATTGGTAAATTGGATATAATAGATATCATTTTATGCACATTAAATCTTATTTCATCTACATCTTTTGATATTTTCAATTCATTGATTGTATTAGTATAATCGATTTTGATAGTGTTCATAAATTCAAAATATAAATCAATATTTTTATTGAAAAATTCATAAAATAATTGTTTATGAATTTTTATCATTTTATCAGTCTCTTTTATACTATTTTTGCAGGTTTTTCTATATACTAATAATTTTCATTTAATATTTTATGGTGTAAATAATCCCATAAAATTGATCTCATTCTATATTTATACCAATAATAACAACAATAAGTCATCTTAAAAATGTCTACAAAAATGCCTAAAATTATATCGATTGATGGAAATATTGGTAGTGGAAAAACGACTCTGTTGAATTTTTTGGAACAGAATTTACCAACTACTAGTTATCTGAATAATGTAAAGAAATTCGTCTTTTTAAGAGAACCTGTGGATGAATGGGAAAAAATCCGCGATTCTTCTGGAACAACCATTCTACAGAAGTTTTACGCAGACCAATCAAACTATGCATTTTCGTTTCAAATAATGGCGTATATTTCACGCTTGGCTTTATTGAAAGATACTATTACGCAATTAGAAGACCCCGAAAATACGATTATTATTACAGAACGCAGTTTGTTTACCGATAAATGCGTGTTTGCGAAAATGTTGTATGACAGCGGAAAAATTGAAGAAATTGATTTCAACATATATATGATGTGGTTTGATACTTTTGTAAAGGATTATCCAATATATAGTATTATTTATATTGATGCAAAACCAGAAATATGTTTTGAACGAATTGCAAAACGATCGAGAATCGGTGAAGATAATATACCCCTTGATTATTTAGTGAAATGCGATGAGTATCATAAACAAATGATTGTAGACGGATTTTTCGAAAAATGTTTGGTTTTAGATGGAAATATGGATATGAATGAAAATACAGGATTGAAAGAAAAATGGGTTAATTTAGTTATTAGTATTTTGTAATTTCAACTATATACAAAAATATATGTAAAAAAATATACGTTTAATATATATAATGTCTGAATTAATTACCAAAAAAGATGATAATTTTTATACATTAATGTTTATTATTCTTGAAAATCCAAATGGGTTGAAAAAATTCAACGAAAATTTGGAAAGAATAAAGAAAAATGTATCCAGTTTTGATGAAAATATAGATGATAAAACATTAATTACGGTTTCTATTTTTTCATCGTTAGCATATAATAATGAATTACTACAACAATTGATATTTGATGTTATAAAATCTTACAATAAAGAAGAATTTGAAAAAGAAGATTTAAAAACTTTATTAGGTCTTATATTAGAAACAAGTAATATTGAAGTATTGGAAGGCGGAGTTAATTATGGAAAAATATTTGATATCTTGAAAATAATATTTTTTTCCTTTTTGACAATTATTCTATTTTATTGGACAAATCAATCTACTGAAAATTCTTTGAAAACATTTTATAAATCAAAATTATACGATTATAGCCTACGAATATTACCATATTTAAAAGATAGTTCCTTATTAAAAACTTGTAGTATTAGTAGTGATATCAACGACGATTACCATAAAATTCTAAAGACAATACTACCAGGAGAAACCGAAAAGGCAATACAAATATTTAATTTGGTATCGGGAAACCTGGAATGTATTTACCAATCTCCTTCTATCAAAGAGGAATATCTACGTGAAATGCAGTCTTATTATCAACCTACTTCCGCTTTACAAATAACAGATATTTCAGAAAAGGCATCTGAAAAGGCATTGGCATTAATACCAAGCACGGAATATTCTTTGACAGAATATATTGAACCTGTAAAAAAATCAATGGAAAAAGCTGAAGACAATTTTAATAGATTTATTGATGTTGAAATGGAGCGTAATCCTGATAAAAATAATTTGATTGAAGCATTATCTAAAATGTCAGAGGATGATATTGAAAATATATTAAAAAGAGATAATGAAATTTCTTCCTCGTATTACGATTATGCTATGAAAATAGGAAAATCGTTTATTGCATATTCACTTAAAGACCCTTCATTTTCACCATTAAAACAATATGCAATTGAACTTCATAATATGTTTATTGAATTAAATAAAAGAATTTCCATTTCAAAAATAGAGATTGAATCTGATTTATCTCAGCTTAGAAATGAAATTAGTTTGATTAAATCATTAATTATAAATGGATTATGGTTTTGGGGAATATCTTATGCTGTTTCTGCATATTTAATGAGATTGATTTATGCTTATACACAAAAAGATAAACTCAAAAAAATCAAAAACGATGAAAGAATGAAAGACGTAACAAGATACAATGAATTAAGAGAAATAGTAGGAAAAGAACAGTATCTAGGCACAGGGAATGTTATGGGGGAAAAAAGAATAGGTAATATAGATCCACATCACGCGGCATTGGCTCTTTTGGCTCTTGGTGATACAAATAGAATCAAAAATGGTGGTAAAAAATCCCAGAAAAAACAAACCAAAAAATCCCAGAAAAAACAAACCAAAAAGAAACCAAAAAGCGCCGCCAAAACAAAAACCGTAAATCTAGACGGTCGGCGTAAATTCCCAATCCAAATCATTACACACTAATTTCCATATCATATCTTGTTCAATTTGTTTATCGCGATCTTTCAAAAGTGGAATATAAGGTAAATATTGTGTCTGATCCAATAAAACACATAGCTGATAAAGTGTATATGTATAATTGAAAAAATTGGTTCGATTCGCCGGACAATGTATAGCCCAAGGTTTCTGTATTTCAATAAACAAGACACAAAGGGTCTCGTGTAATTCCTCGTTCATTATTGGAGGTTTTATACCAAAAATCGAATTAATATATTGAATATGTTCAAAATATTTATTGAATCCTAATTTCCTCAAAATCTCCCGCATTTTATTATAATTGATGACAGAAAAATCGGTGATGCGCTCTTTTTTGATTCGATTTCTGATTGCCTCAATGACTTCGTCCGGTATTTGTGTTGTCTCTTTCGCCTGAAATTGCGATAAAATCTCCTTGAAATGATTCAGACGAATATAGGCTGTATAGGATACTTCATTTGGTGGTTCTTTATTTGACGGTTTTGAACTATCTACAATATACGTAATGAATTTTCCGCAATTATTATTATTGCAAATCAATATTCCTTCTTCGTCGTGTGGAATGAGCTCTCCTTGACGGCATATTTCACAAATATCGGATGGGATGACATAATCCTGGATATTAATGACTTCGTTATTTATATTTTTCCAATATTTTTGATATGTTTTTTTCGATTTACCATATTTATCGCTATTTGGATTCGCGCTTTCTTCCGTTCTCGCTTTTATTTTGAAAAAAGTATTTAGCACATTCGTATTTTGATTATTATCCCCCGATGAAATCTTCTTTTTCTCCTCAAAATATTCGAAAATATGTTTTGAATTATCGAGTAAATATTTCTTTCTTTCATATCGCAATTCTTGTATTTGTTTTTTTATATCTCTGATTTTATCTTGAATATCCATACGTTCTTCGATTTGGTTCTCTTTCAATGTATTTAAATAATGAGCTAGACTCGTTTTTTGTTTTGTTAGATCAGGGATAGTTTTGGTATCTGTTTCAAAAAAAGAATCTAACATTTCTGTGTGTTTTTCATCGATTGTATTGTTTGGCGGTTTTCCCTGTTTTTTGTTTGTCTGATTCATATATGGATATAAAAATTGCGAAATATTTATATTCATATTTGTAAAATTGATCTAAAAAATATAAGCATTTTTATAATATAATTTATATCAATAACAAACCATTGAAAAATGTCCGATTGTTCAATCTGTGCTGAAAAGTATAATAAATCCTTTCGTCTTGCAGTCAAATGTATATGTGATTTTGAATGTTGCCGAGCTTGTATAAAACAGTATCTTTTGACTAAATCCGAAGATGCACATTGTATGCAATGTAAGGTGAAATGGAATCGCGATTTTATGTATAAAAATTTCGAAAAAAAATATATTGCCCAGGATTATCGCGTTTATCGCGAAAATATTTTGTATGAAAAAGAATTGGGTCTTTTGCCACTGACACAGCCCCACGTAGAAAAAGAAATAAAAATCGAAAATATGCAGAAAGAAATTCTAGAATATGAAAAAGAGTATTCAGAAACTCGAAAAAAAATTGATAAAAAAAGGAATGAAATATCCAAATTGAAAAATGATTCGGCGACAGAACGTCGTAAATATGTGCGCAAATGTCCCAAAAATGATTGCCAGGGGTTCTTATCTTCGCAATTAAAATGCGAATTATGTTGCAGTTGGGTATGCAGCGAATGTCGCGAAATCAAGGGTCAGGAACGTGATGCCGAACATACTTGTAATCCGGACATTCTGGAATCCGTGCGTGTTATGAATCAGGATTCGAAACCTTGCCCCAATTGCGCGTCTTTGATTTATAAAATCGAAGGTTGTAGTCAAATGTTTTGCACGGAATGTAATACCGCATTCAATTGGAATACATTACGTATCGAAACAGGTGCGATTCATAATCCCCATTATTTTGAATGGCAACGCAGACAGAATCAAGGACAACAAGCGGAACGAAATCCAAATGAGGTTCTTTGCGGTCGTGAATTAGACCATAATTTTACTCGTATATTGAAAAACAAATTGATCGCAGATTTCAATTCAAAAAATCATATAACCAATCAAGAATTCATAAATAGGTTTAATCGTTATTTGGATGAAAACTGTCCAAATTCTTCACTGAAACCTATTTTACGCGAAATTATGAATGCAAATGAAATCCGATTAGTCATAAGCAATCAAGACCATTATGGGTTTCTATTTAATATATTAAGTAGAATTGGTAGAATTATAGGTAGTAATTTTCGAAATCCTAAAACGGAAGAAAAAACAATTGTTGAAAATTTTGTAAAGACTCTGGATTACAATAAATATAACGAAAAAATAACTAATTTGGAAAATATGATTCGACGTATTATTCATATTCGCGAAGTGGAAATGGAGCGATTTGGTGTAGGAGATCGAATTGCTAATAATCTTGATTTGAGAATTGCTTTTATGCGGAATCGATTAACTGCAGAAAATATGAAAACAGAAGTGCAAAAACGCGATAAAAAATTACAACGAAATACGGAATTACGTAATGTTTTTCGTATGTTTACTTCTTGTGTTACGGATTTGTTTTATAGAATGTCGGAAAATATTGAAGAATATGATAGTATTCTGAAAGAAATGGATGAATTGCGATTATATACGAATCAATGTTTGCTTACTATATTTACGATGTATGGTTCTTCAATGCGACATCATATTGGGGAAAATTATACATATATAATTGTTTAATAACTGAAAAATAATAACTATTATAATAAAAAATAATTATTATTATATCTGCAGCCATTGCATTTGCGTCTATTGCATTTGCGTCTATTGCATTTGCACCCGATGTGGGGCTCGAACCCACGACCACCAGCTTAAAAGGCTGGCGCTCTGCCAAACTGAGCTAACCGGGTAGGTCATAATTATTAGACGTATTATAATAAGCAAAAATCTTTATATTGTTTTCATAATTTATTTTTTTATTCATTCCATTCCAAAGATTTTTCGTCTTATTTTGGAAGATATATTTATACCATTCTCGTTGATTATTTCATTGGTAGTAATTGCAAAAAATAAAAAACTCACCATATTTGGATCATCTGCGTATTCATTGTATTCATTAATAGATACCAAAATTGTCTCTTCATTTGGTTCTGATAAATTCAATAAAAAAAAAGTATAAACAATGGTAATATAAGAGTCTCGAATAGATAAATATCTGTATTTTCTTTGTAATAACTCTGCCATTTCTATAAATGTGGGAATATGACATTCTTGACATAAATTTGTATGTTCGATATTATAATCTACCCTATGTTTTGCAATACTATTGAAATAAGATATAACTTTTTCAAAAATAGTCTTTTTTTGTATTTCTAAATTCATCTATTGTTTTATAATTATTTTTTTTGAATTTTTATATTATTTTATATGTTATCTACACATTTTCTACAGACGAGGTTTTGAAAAAATGGTTTTCAAAAAGATTATAAATAGGTTCAAAACTCATACAACTATTATTCATATATGCAATTTCTATAGGTTCAAATTCATTTTCCTCTGAATCTGAGTTCTCGTCTTTTCCTAAATCTGTTTTTTCGTCATTTTCTATATCTGGTTTTTTTCTAATATAATTTCTTTTTGCCATATCGCATATTTCTGTTTTTACTGTATAATTACTAATATCGGAAATAGAAACGCCTGTATTTGAAATTATCAGATAATATTCATTCAGTGTTTCCTCAATGACTTTATCGTAGATTTGTTTTTTATTATAATCTTTGATTGCTGCTTCAATTGGATTTTTGATGTGTTTTTTGGCATCTTTAGCTAAAAGCTTACTAATTTCAATATCTTTATTTAATAAAGACAAATACATATTTTTATTATCACGAATCAATGTCAATGCAGAGGTTCTCTCTTCTATCGGTAATTGTAATTCAGTGAAAATAGTAGTTATAAAGGACGTCCATTCTTGTTTGATTTGAATATATTTCTCTAAATTCTCGTGAATCAAAAATACTTTCAAAAACGCGTTTGTAAGAGTGAGAAAAAAAGACATAAATGTAAACAAAATAGTCAGACTGATTTGTATTTCCTTTGTAAAAAAAGAACTTATTTGAGACACGCCGATTGAACCCGTTGCCGTTGTCAAAATAATCGATTGTATCGTATTCACGCGAATCAAAAATCGATTTTGGTTAATGGACCGTTCGAGAACATTGATATAATAAGAACCAATCATCACCCATTTTAATAGGGTAATTGTATTTTTTTTATTCCAGGTTCTCTCGTAATTGTTTAATATGATGGTATTGTTTGAACTATCTGTAAATTGCATTATAATAAAAAATAGATATTAATTTTTTATTATATGATCTTTATCATTATAATGATTATAATGAATAAATTAGATAGGGTGTAATATAGAGAGACACAATCAGGACAATGAAATTTGTATTGAAACTGAAATTGGCTAAAAAAGTTCCAATCAAAATAGTAGATATTATCATTTGTGCATCCGCCAACAAAATTTTCGCTCCCATTTCTTTTGCATAATCTTTGAATGTATCGAGTATTTGGCTTTTTCCGCGTGGCACGGATTTGAAAAATTGATAAAAACTGAGATCGTGAAACAATTGGAAGAGAACCGCCACCAAAATAAAGAGGAAAATATTATATTTTGAGAAAAAAGTGGTGAACAAGAATCGGGCGACAATTATACCGATAAAAATACTGAGAACATCCGCGACGACTGCAGCTAAAGTATATTTATTATACCATTCTTTGAGTGTTTTGGATTTGATATAACCTGAGATAGTAAGCAAAATGACAATGAGATCAGTAATGAGTGCGGCGTTAAAAATGGGTAAATAATCAGAAGTGTTGGAGAACCTGGAAATATCCTTCAAAAACATATTTGTATTATCGGGATATTTAATTTTTATTTATACATATTTTTAATAAAAAAACTCCCCCAAAAAATCAAGTTTTTTGGGGGAGTTTTTTTATTAAAATAGGGTGTTTCAGAATATATTTTTATATGTTTTATTTACAATTACAAATATATAAACATTTTTACTATATGAATTGAATTTTATAAAATTATTTTTTAGTAAAGTAATCGATTTTTGAGTTCATCCCAAAATAATAAAGGAGCTATCATTTTACATTGACATATTTTATATTCATCGTCGAATGATTTCATCATCCTGTGTTGATACATTTCTTGCGCCGATTTATTGATACTTGAAATTAATGCTATGTCATTATTTTCAATATTTATCAAAGCTCCTTTTAAACAAATTTTATCTCCTGTTATTTTTTTTATAATCAAAAGTATTTTCCATTTACCATTTAATTTTTTACCGGTTGAAGTGTAAGGTGTAAGTCTTGATAGATTTTCTTTTGTATGACATTCTAATTCATAACCTTCTTTATAATTATTATTTGTAAGCCTTTCACTATTGATATCAAAATTGATAATAAATTCTTTTTTTACATAATATTGTAAAAACCCAGGTGGAACAGGCACCATTTGATATTTTTCATTGTCTTTAGTAGAGCTCTTGGTTAAACTATAAGTAGTAGTGCTAATTTCCATACTTTATTTATAATTATAATTTCGTGTTTTATTTATTTTATAATAATCTTATTAAATAATATGTATTTCAATTTTATGTTTTATTTATAGATTGTATTTCCAAATAAACCCATTATAAATTTCTGGGTTCTCATTATCGTCGCTTAATAACAGATTTAGTTTGGAATAAGACATTTGAAAGTTTCTACATACATCTCTTTTTGAACCGAAAATTTTAATTGTTTTTTTATTCATAGGGTCAATTTGTAGTATTTGCTTTCCAACTGCAGGTTGCAGTTTTTCCGGCAATTTGTTTGATTTTAGATACTCTTCTTTCATTTCTGGAGAACAATCGTCAAAAAAATTCCAATAATGACCGGATGAAATACTTTGTTGTTGAATCGCTCTTGTAAAACTATTACATTTCATATTTCTGGCTTCTACCGCTTCTTTTTGAGACGGATAGACTGCCAAAATGTTTGTTTTTTTTATATCAATCATTGCGACAAAGCGTATTTCTGCTGATTTGTGTTTTGAATCTACCGTGGGTTCTAACACAGGCGGTTCTTCATGACGAGGAACGTATTTCCATCGAAAATCCTTGTATATTGTATTTTCTTTCGAAGCTCTTTTCAATGCGGATTGTGAAATATTTGATAAAGTTCTTTCAACATCACCTGGACTATCAAATACACGAGTAGGTGTTGTAATATTGTCTGGAGAATATTGATATACCTTTGGAATTTTGATACTATTATTACGTGATTTTACATAATTTGGAATCACGTGATTTTCCATTTCTTTTTCTTTTTCCGGTTCTTCTTCGTTTTCGGAATGTATAATAGTATTATTCATTGATGCTTTGATTTTCAACATTTCTAATTCTATTTCGGTCCTTTTCAATGAAATATTTTCACTTTCAATTCTTAATCGTTCATTTTCATTTCGAAGTTCTTCTAATCGAATTTGATTATTCGTATTATCTCCTTCATCTATAATAGAGGATTTTATTTGTTCTATTATTTTGACAATTTCTTTGTAAATCTCATTGGAAACTTTATAGGATTCTCTTGAAATATTTCCGTCTTTTTTGATAATTTTACTATATTTATATTTTTTGATAATTTCATTATTATGAATCATTTTTTCTAATTTTGTGTGATTGTTGGATTGAAATGCATCGAATATAAGTGGTTCAATCGTATTATAATCTCTCGAAATATTTGTCAAACGTTCTTTAATATTTTGTGTTGAACCAATTTTTATAATAAAATGCGATGGGTTCTCTTCATCATCTTTCATTTTTAGAATATAAACAATATTTTGATTATGATATGCACGCATAAATGTATTATGTGTTGCCAAATAGCATTTTTGTTCGTATAATTTTTTATCTACTTCTTTTTCTTGGTTGAGCTTATACATTCCGGTAATACGAATTTCTTTTACAACATTGATAATCCATTTTTGAAATATTTGAGCGATTGGTTTTCGACTTCTCCCAATAACTCTATAAAGACCCAATTCTGTCAAAAAAACAACTTCTTGCGGTCCTCCAAGGGTGCGAATAGTAATCGCATTCTTTTCAGTTTCATTTAAATCTCGTATATGGTCGGTCAATTTTTTAATTTGTAAAATTTTTCCAATATCTGTTGCTCGAAACAATGGATTTTCATAAGTGCCTTGTATATTAACTTCATGTTCTTGGTCTAAGAGAGAAAATGCTTTCAATATATCCATTTGGTTATATTATAATATAGTAAAGTGTTAGTCTTTATATTTGTTTAAACAATAATAATTAACATTATAAAATTGATTTTCATAAAAACAAAAGAACAATTTTTTTATTTACATATTATTCAATTTTATATATTTAATAATATGTAAACAAAAAATAATAACATAAAATATTTTTTTTATGTTAGAAGGTATTTTGCGATATTTTGTATTAATTTTTGAAAATAAAATATTTAGGAAGTATATAATACAAAGATGGGTGGCGCATAAAGAGGTTTTGTTGCAACCTTTAGTGCCTGTCTTACCAAAAGTAAGGCAAGTCGGAAATAAATTTTTTATTTTTCCGGCGACATCTCCAAATTGCGGGAAACCCCTGAAGGTATAGGAT